AAACTAGAAGAGCTTAGAATTCAAAACGGTGGCGGCCTGATTTAAAAATAGTTACCAATATTATTGACAACGATCAATAAGAAAGTATAATTATATTATGCGGTCTTAGGCATTCACCCCGCAATATAAATTCTGCATGCCATCAAACTTGCTACTTTTAAAAAGGAGAGAAGAGATGGCAAAATATCTTTCAACAAAAACTTACGGCAACGACAGAGGTCTGTCATGCTGCTTTAGACAATGGCGTTCAACCCACAGCCATTGTTCACTATTACACGGTTATTCAATCGGCATTAAATTAATCTTTGAATCCGAAACACTAGACGATCGTAATTGGGTTATGGACTTTGGCGGCCTCAAAGCGTTCAAAGAATGGAGTGAGTGGCAATTTGATCATACTATGGTCATTGCCAAAGATGATCCAGAACGTGGAACATTTGTAGAACTAAACAAAATTCAAGGCGGATTTAAAAACATGGGCATTATTGATCTACGTATTGTAGACGGTGTTGGCTGTGAACTGTTTGCTAAGTTAGTCTACGACACAATGAATGAAATTTTAGAAGCATACAAAGAAGGTCGTGGTTGGACCCATCCTGATGGTCGTGTTTTTGAGGCACGATATCCTGTGGGTCAAGGCGTTAAACTTCGTTCTGCAGAAGTGTTTGAACACGCAGGCAATTCGGCAACATACGAAGGTTAATGCGTAGACTTTGGAGACTTTGGGCAAAAGCACTAGGTGAAAAATCCGGTGCTTCTGACAACGAAGCGGACCGAATCGCTTGCATTAGAACAATAATTGTGTTAACATACATTATCACTAACATTTTTATCGTCGCAGGCGTTATAAGGCATTGGAATGGCTAAAATTGGTTTTGCATGTAAATGGATCGATCACCCACATCAAGTTAATGGTATTAAACCCAAAGACGACTGTAAACAATATAATACTGGTGCTACAACCGTAGCATGGTTAAATAGACAGAGCAAAGATGTTGCAGAACAAAAGCTCTGGGACCTTATGGTCCAAAATATTGAAGCAACTCGCAAACTTGTAGAGCGAGTAGGAGAACTAGATGAATCCCTTAGGATGGTTCGTATTAGCAGTGATATCCTTCCTGTATATACTGAATCCAGCTGGTGTTATTTTTGGCGTCGACTCGACGTTATGGATTACTGTGCTAGGAATTTTAAACTTGTTGGCGATAGTGCTCGTAGAAGCGGTACACGTCTTAGTTTTCATCCTGGCCAGTTTACTGTGCTTGCTTCTGCTAACCCTGAAATTGTCAAAAGATCAATAGAGGAGTTTGAATATCATGCAGATATGGCCCGTTGGATGGGATATGGTAAATCGTTTCAGGACTTTAAAATCAACGTCCATATCTCGGGTAGAGCCGGTCCAGAAGGCATTCGATCTGCCTACAAACAGCTTACCCCCGAAGCCCGCAACTGTATTACTATTGAAAACGAAGAAAACGCCTGGGGTTTAGATGATTGCCTTACTCTTTCTGATATTGTCCCTATTGTTCTTGATATACATCATCATTGGGTCCGAGAAGGAGAGTATATCGATAGTCAAGACTCAAGAGTTAAACAGGTTCAAGCGAGTTGGCGTGGTGTTCGCCCTGCTATGCATTACAGCATATCTCGCGAAGATATACTCACCGGACACAGTACAAACACTTTGCCAGATTACAAAGCTCTGTTAGAATCTGGATATAAAAAAGCAAAGCTCAGAGCACACTCTGATTTTTATTGGAACAAGGAAGTTAATAATTGGGCAACAAGTTTTCTAGACCAGTTCGACATAATGTGCGAAAGCAAGGGCAAGAACCTCGCCAGTATGGAACTATACAAACAGTGGAAGGGAATCGTATGATTACTAGAGAAAAACTAATACATCATGTAGAGCACCTAAAAGAAAAACATGACGATCTAGATCGTCGTATACAAGAAATGTATGAGCGACGGATTGAAGACTTTAAAGTTGAAGATCTTAAAAAACAAAAGCTCAAACTACGAGATGAGATTGAGCAAACAAATCGTAAAATTAACGATATAAAATAAAAGGGCTCGGAGGCCCTTTTATTATGATTTGGGCTGTTTTGGTGCCCTTGGTTTTCTAGGCTTATTTGAGCCAGGTTTTTTAGGAGATGCAGGTTTTTTGCTTCTCTGTTTTTTTGGCTCTTCTTTAACAATGCTAGAAACTACAGCTTCACTGGCCTGAGCGGCAACTGGGGAAGGTACAGGTAGTGGTGCTACTTGCTCCGGCGCGGGGGCAGGGGTAGGCACTTCAACTTTATACGGAGCTTCTGCCTTTGCTGTTTCTACTGATTTTCCAGTAAAAAACTCTTTAATTGCTTTGAACTGCTAACAGGCATATCCCAAATTCTACGTGCTTCTACTCCCTTCTCTTGAGCAAATCTTTTAGCATCGCAATTTGAACATACGTGGTAAAAATTATTGTTTAATCTTTTTGGGTCAATCTTACCCTTTTCTCTTCTAAACACTTCCTGGCATGAATCACATCGAAAAACTATAACAGTTTTTCGTCTTAGATAGGCATGTACCTTACCAGTCTTACTGGTTCGATAGTGGCTTGTTTTTATAAATTCGCTACCAACATACATAACTATATTTACATTAAGATTATAAAATGGTTCTGATAAATACCATAATAAGGAGTTATTGTGATCACAATTTCTGTATCAGCAAAAGAAAAAATTAAAGATTTACTTTATGAAGAAGGCAATCCTAAACTAGCATTAAGGACATTTGTGCAGGGTGGCGGGTGCAGTGGCTTTAGCTACGGTTTTACGTTTGACGAAGAAATTAACGAAGATGATTTTGAAATTCCTTTAGACGAATTTAAAGTACTTGTAGATTCTATGAGTATGCAATACTTACAAGGTGCAGAAATAGATTATAAAGATGATCTACAAGGTTCTCAATTTACAATTAAAAATCCTAACGCAACAACAACATGCGGCTGCGGATCAAGTTTCGGAGTATAATATAAATGGCAAAGCAAATTATTGATATTGGTGTACAAGGCAACGACGGTACTGGTGATAGTATTCGTGAATCATTTAGAAAAGTAAATGATAATTTTACAGAATTGTATGCTGTATTTGGTGCTGGCGGAAAAATTAACTTTACTAGTTTAGGCGATGCGCCCGAATCATACGGTGCTGATCAAATTCTTATGGCTAGTACTGCTGGCGATAAGCTCACAGCTCGTACACTAGTTGCAGGTAGCGGTATCACAATTACCGGTACAGCAGGTAATACTCCAGATGACGAACAATTAACTATTAGTGCGACACTTGCTGGATTATTTGGTGACGATCGACCAGCACTTAAAGTTCCTCTAAATGCTAGATCTCAAACAATTGGTTTATTACCTGATCCTACAGAAGCTGCTGTAGCTCAATTTAATGCGGTTCATGGTAGTGCATTTACTACTACTTTAGATCAACTTGCTATTCCTAAAGGATATGCTGATCGAACATATCTGTCCCTTGCAGAAAATGGCCAAATATCTCGAGTAATTCGACCAAGAGCACAACCATTAATACCTAACGTATCAGATCCCGACTATGATGGTACTTTGTTTATACGTTTCTACTACTTCAGGTGACGATCTTCAGCAAAAAACACCAGTTGGTAAGGAAGGAAGATTCTGGCAATATGCTTACAAGAGTCTTGGTGCTGCTTGTTTAGCTGCTGAAAACTTAATAAATTTAGCTAGCCAAGAACCTGGTCCATATAGACAAAAATTATCTTATACAATAGGCCCGGATCAAACTTTTAGTACAATTACATCACTTCCAGAATTAATTGGCGGTAACAGCGAAAATACAGGTTATACCGATGCATTTGACTTGTTACAGGCAAATAGAACTTTTATACAAGCGGAAACTATTGCTTATATTAATAACAAGTATGTAAACTCTTTTAGATATGACAAGGTAGCTTTTCAAAACGATATTAATACAATATTAGACGCGGTAGGTTACGATCTTGTTTTAGGATCTAATTACAACACAGTTTATACAACTACAGATATATTAAGAGTTATTAAGCCTGCTAGTTTAACACAAACTATTGATGCTATTAAATTTGTAAGAGACACCTTACTAAACTATGCGTTTGACGAAACACGATTGTCTAATTACATAGAAGATGTTATTGAATCCTTATGTTTTGATTTAGTTTTCCAGTCAAACTATCAAACTATACAGGCAGGTCTATCTTTTGCTACTGCTGGCACTGGATTAAGTGCAGAACAAATGGTTCAAGTAATCACTGACTTAGGGGAGAAAATTATTGATCTTCCTGAAATAGCTGAACTAATTGCAGCAAATGCGGAAACAAATTCAGTTAATATAGAAGAAAATATTGCTTATCTTGTTAGTATAATCTTAACTGGTGAATTACCAAACGTTGTAATTAATAACTTGCCTGGTACAACTGACGGCCAGGCCAGTTCTAGAGATTTAATTTTAGCAAATATTAGCTTTATACAAGCAGAAACTGTAGCATACTTAAATTCAGAATATCCAAATTTACCTTATAATAGAGTGAACTATCAAAGAGATATAAAGTATCTGTTATGGAGTTTAACTTATGATATGATGTATAGCGGTAATCAGCAAACTTTACTAACTGCAAATAGATATTGGTTAGAGAGCAGCATTTCAGCTACGGCTACAGATGCAACTGATGATAGTATAACAATTACATCTACTAATAACCTAAGTGTTGGCCAACCAATCATCTTCAGAGGAACTAGTTTTGGAAATATTGTATCTAATACTGTTTACTATGTTTACAGCATTACTGATAATACAAAATTTACTATTTCTACATCGCCTACTGGAGTAGTCCTACCTCTTGCAACAGCTACAGGTAACTTAACCGTTTATGATCGATCAGTCTCAGGAATTGAAGTAGCTCCGGTAATTGATCTAGTAAGAAGACTTAAATCAATTATTGAAAATGTTGTTAGAAATACTACTCCGCCAACACTATATCAACAAAGTGTTAAACAGTACAGAAATGATACATTAATCAACGGAGATAACGAGGCAGGTACATTAGTTGCTTCTTCAGTAACATCAACCGGAGTGATAGTATCTAATACTGAAAATCTTGTAACCGGAATGCCAGTAGTGTTTGAAGGCACTGGAACTATGGCTGCAAGCGCCGGGATTGTAACAGGATTCATGTATTATGTTAAGAATGTTGTAAACAATACTAAATTTACAATTACTACAACTAAGGGTGGCGCTACAGAAGTAACATTAACACCACAAAGCGGCGGAACTTTAACAGTTGCATATGGTATTAGCGCAAACGTAGTTACAGCAGCTAATATTATTTTAGACGATCGAACTGTGGCTATTGTTAGTGCAGATGTAACTGCAAGCTCAACTGTATTACAAGAAGCAAGAGATACTATTCTAAACGAATCAAGCGATTATCAAACAGATGCTGTAACTTTTGTAAATAGCGAATTTCCAGTAATTAATGATCCAGACATCCTTGGAGATGTAAATGATCCCCAAGGATTTAACCTTGCAGGTATATTCCAAAGTGCTATTGACCTTTTAGCATCTGGTTTGGAAAACAGAGACCCTCCAGGTTTTACAAGTCCTAGTTTCTTAGCTGTAGGTAAAACTAATGCTAGACAATTACTACTAGCTAATTTAGATTTTATTGCCGACGAAGCCGAAGGTTGGTTAAATGATAATAGACCGACATACGAATTTAATTCTAGTGTTTTTAAACAAAATATCAAAGACATTATTGAAGCAACTTGTTACGAGTTAAGCTACAGTAGTTTAGGAAATTCAGTTAATAGTGCAACAGTTAGCAAAGGCGTTTATTTAAAACAGTTTATCTATAATCAAGTAACACTAACTGTTGATCAAGACTATGTTGATGCTATTTCTTTTGCACAAAACTTAGCGGCATTAGTTGTAGAAAATACAGCACCTAGTGTAACATATAGCCTAACACCACAAATAAAATACAAGAACTCTAATTATCACTAACAAAATTGACATTTCAAATAGCACAATTAGTTACTTAGATAGAACATACGTAGGCGGATTTAACTACGATGAGGCTGTATGCCGAAGAGACGTTGGATTAATTGTTGACGGTATTAGCATTGACATTGTTACCGGCGGCACCTTCCAAGCTGTTGCTGTTGGTAAGAGTTACTTTAGAAATGCCAGTGCTAAGGCTGTTGCTATTGGTACACAATATACAGAAACAGTCGATGCTATCGAGTTTGTTAAAATTTTAATACAACAAGTTATAAGCCAAGAAACAGCTACTAGGTATCAAACATTAGAGACTCAATATTTTAACCCGGGCAAAAATGCATCTTTAGAATCTAAAGAAGATGCAAATAGTAACATGAACATCATACTAGATATTATTAGATATGGTGTTGGTGCTGCGCCTGCAGCATTTTACGGTACAGGTATTTGGAACGTACAAGTGTCTAACGGCGGCACTGGTTACGTTGATCAAGGACGCCCAAAAAACTTAGACATTATTCCGGCCAAAGTAATTGTTGGTATTAATTCTCAAGCATACGCTACTATTGTAAAATATATTCCGGGCGTTACAACCGGTACTGATATTATACAGGTTAGATTAACTAAACCTGGATTCTTCCAGATAGGGGAAGAATTAGAATTTGGCGAAACTATTAAAGATTTGAATATTACTATCCAAGTTGAAAGTGGTATTTATTTTGAAGACTTTCCTATTAGAGTTCCGCCAAACGTATCAATACGCGGTGATGAATTCCGTAGAACAATTATTCGACCATTAAATCGAATCTCTCAATCCCCGTGGCGTAAAGTCTTCTTTTATCGAGACGCAGTTATCGATGCTATTGAATTAAATGGTATTGATAAAACCTATGATTACGACAATGATTACGGAACTGATTCAACTATGACAATTAGTGGAACTACAGGGTCAATAGTTATTACACTAGGCACAGGCCAGGTTCCGCAATCATGGATTGGTAAAGTTATCATGGACGACTATATCGTTAATGGCCCTGCTAAACGCGGCCGTGCTACTATCGATAGTGTTTCAGGTAACATTATGAATTGTACCACAATATACCCTTTTAATAATCCGGTATATGCTACAAACAAAACTATTGCAAGCGGTGGCTGGCATATCTATGATACTATTAACTTTGGTCGCTTTTATCTAACGGACCCATTAGATATTAATAGTCCTGCTAAAAATAATACAGAAATTGATGTATTGTTAACCAACGATGCTAATCGTGTAAGCAATTTAACCTTCCAAAGACAGGGAGGTTTCGCAATGGTGCTTGACCCCGAAGGTCAAATTAAAACTAAATCACCTTACGGTCAAGTGTGTTCGTCATTTAGTCAATCTAATAACTTTAAGAGGTTTGCTGGCGGACAATTTGTTGACGGCTTTGCAGGCCGAGTATGGGGTAGAATAATTGACGTTGTATACGATTCTATTACAGAAGTTGACCGAATCATTCCAGGAACTGGATATACTGATGGAAACTACACTGATGTTCCGTTAATAGGAACAACAGCAACAGTTACTGGTGTTCAAGCAACAGCAGATATCACAGTTGTTGGCGGAGTAATTACCGATGTTGATATTAATAACGGTGGACTTGGTTACAAGATTAATGACGGACTAACAGCTGCCGCTGGAATAATAGGATCAGGCAACGGATTCTTATGTCAAGTAAAAACTGTAAGCGGAAACGGTAATGGTATTACTATTACTGTACAGGGGCAAACTAATTCAGGTCTCGATGTTCGACCACCGCAACCGCCATGTGCGTTCTTTGTTCAAGGTATTCGATATCAAGTTAATGATGTTGTTAGCTTTGACAAAAATACAGCAACCGTAGTTTTAACTATGGACGTTGAGACTCCGTATAATGCCGTAGCACAGTACAACAATGATGAGTATGCAAGAGATTTAAAACTAGTTATTGATTCAATAACATATGACTTAGTCACTGGGTCAAATTTCCAAACTGTAAGAACTGGATACTGGTATTCAATTCCTGATACTACACTAGTTTCAGAGTTAGGAAAACAACTTACTCTTAACGGATTAGGCAAGGCTGAAGAATTAATTCTTGAAAATACTACAGATACAAATATTGAAAACGAATTAACTGATTCATTATCAGTAATCAGTACTATTATTGACCAAGGATTTGCAACAGCTCCTGCACTAATTTATCCTAATACAGTAAACACATCTGTATCAGGCGGCAAAATTAAAGACTACATTATAGCTAATAAAACATTTTTACAAAATGAAATAACAGCATGGATTGCCGACAATTACATTCTTAAAAATTATGCTGGATACTCGTCTTTTAAAGCTAGTAGAGATTTTGGTTTAATTATTGATTCTATAATTTATGATATTGTATATGGCGGCAATAGCATGTCTTACGATGTTTCGCTGTCGTTCTACAGTATGCGAGAAATATCAGAAACTAAAAATTCTCAACTTGATGGTTATGCGACATTATATTCAGCAGCGTTGACTAGATTAAAAACTGTAGTACAACAAGTTGTTACTGCTACTACAGCTAATGTAACTAAGTCACCTGGAAACATATCTGATCAAGTAGTTAACGCTGCGTTAGCTGTTACTGTCGGTGACGGTGAGTATACAAAAACTGGTCAATTAATTGACCTAGTTCAAGATTTTATTGCCGATGGTGATTTTGATTCAGCAACTGTGAGATCTAATCCAACTATAATAGGATTAGATACTGATAAACTTGCTGCTAGAACAGCTATACAAACTGATAAAGATAGTATTGCCAGTGATGTCATTGATTATATCAACACCGGTGGTAATTTAAGAATTAATATTGAGATGGGTGGTAACAAGTCTATGCTAGCAAACGACTTTGCTATGATTAACGACTTGGGCTATGCAATATTCTGTACTAACGGTGCTGTTTCAGAACAGGTATCAACATTCACTTACTACTGTCATACACACTACTGGGCTAACAATGGTGGACAGATTCGTTCAGTAGCCGGTTCTAACGCACACGGTACCTATGGACTACGTGCTAGTGGTTACGATGTAACTGAAAAGCCAGATTCAGTTCAACTAGCATTTGACATGGTTCAACCTGCTAGAGTTTATAAGCAAGGTGCATTTTCAAGTGAAATGACTCCCACGGCTACTAAACAAGCTCTATCGGTTTATATTACACAATATTCTTACATACCTTACAATATTAGTGAGATTGAAATTGATCACACAGCAGCTGGCGGGCTAGTGACTCGTTATGAAGTGACTAGTATCGAACATACCGCTGTAACATTAAATGGTTTTAACGTTTTAAAATTAAATCTTAGTACCACTGGCGGTAGCGGAACAGCAACTACTGGATTACAAGCTGCCTTAATTGATGGCCAAGTTGTTAGTATTAGAGTTTTACAGAATTTAAAATTCATTAACATTGATAACGTTAAACCAACAAGACCAAGTACAGCATTACAATTTAATGATAACTTGTCAGATATCTATCGTATTCTTGCGTATGGTTTAACTGAATCAACAGGTGAATTATTGCCGGACAACGTTGCTATTCTAAAAGCAGATAGTTCATTTAACTACTATAAAATTGCTACAGATATTAATAATTTAGATTACGAAGATCCAGACGATTCAACAAAAACAATGGGATCGTTAGTAGGAGATTATAAGATAGCTGTTATTCCTATTGGTCTACAAACAACTGTTGATCAAATTAACAAAGGTATCTATATCACTAGTTACATAGGAAGAACACACAGAGTATTAAGCTATACTCCAGCTATTATTAGGCCAACTGGTCAATATAGCAGTGGCGGTATCCTACCAAATGGCGACGGCGACTATATCCTTTCTGTATCTAGTGTTACTGGTAATGTTCTTCCTGGAATGATTGTTAGTGGTGAAGGATATATTAGTGGACAAACTGTTGTAGCCGTTACTCCTCCAGTATCGCCATCTACAATTTATTTTATAGAAATAAGCGGGCCTGCTGATTCTCAGCCAGCTGGTACTATCCAATTTGGTACAGCTAGACCGGCATACTTAACATTAGAGCCTAACCCAGCTGTTAACCTAGTAGGAGAGGGATCAGCAATTGATGCAATAAGTTTTGTCAGCAAGTCTATACCAGAAGGCGGCATCAAGACCGCTACTTTTGATGTACCATGGACACCAGAAAATCTGCCAATTGTTGATAGCTACTATAACATACAAGGTCAAGGATCACCCGTTACTGTTAACGCAAACGGTGTTGAAGGATCTAACTCATTAACTTTAGATAGTCTTGACGGTATAGACATTGGGATGACTGTTACCGGAATTAACCAAATTGTTACTTTCCCCAAAACAGTTATTGTTATAACTTTAACATCCGGTTATAATGGTTATCACAGAGTTGTTTCTAGAAATAGCTCTACACAATTAACCGTTGCATCAACTACTGGACTAGTAGTAGGTATGGTTGTTACTAGCATTGATGCTAATGCGTTTATCCCTAGTGGAACAGTTATTCAGAGCGTTGATAGTTCTAATCAATTTACCATTAGTCCAGCAGTGTGGATTCCGAATGGTGCAGAAGTTAGCTCAACTCTTGCAGCTACACTTGCAAGTATTAAATTCCTTCAAGTAGATGGAGCTAATCCAGGCGCTGGTTACACCCAACCTCCTGTTATTACCATTGGTAGCGAAGTAGACGGTGGTGCTGATGTACAGGCTGTTGCAACTTGTACCATTGATGAACAAACAGGATCTATTAATGGAATAACAATTGTATATCCAGGATTTGGATATACTAGTGTTCCTGATATTAAAGTAACAGGCGGTAACCCCGATGCTGGTTATACACCAGCTAGCTTAATAGCTGTACTAACACAAACTGCAGAAAGAAAAACAACATCAAGTAACGGTGTAACTAAAAATCAAATTACAGTTGCTTACGATTATGATCCAGGAACCTGGATCACTGGTGAAAGAATTGTTGTAACAGGTTGCTCTAGTGTTACAGGCGCAGGCCCTTATTCTGTTGTATTAACTTTTAGTGCAGTGTCAACAGCACCTCAAGTAGGTAGCCGATGGACTGTATCTGGAAATAGTAATCCGCTGTTTAACGGATTATTTGTTGTTACAGCTAGCAGCACTACTTCTATAACGTTATCGTATTCATCTAGCCCAGGTACATCTGGATCTTTTGGCACTACTACTCAAACTACAGTAACTTTATACGGTAAAGCAATTACATCTATTGGCTCGTCAAGCAGCACAACCTACGATGGAGTTACAGGATACTCTTTACCGTTTACTATACCAACAGCGTCAGTTGAACCAAGCGACTCATGGATTAAAGTCGAAGGACACAACAATCCATTATATAATGGTATATTCCCTGTTATCAGTGCTACAGGTACTACTGTTAATGTGTTTTATAAAAACTTACCTGGGATTGCTACACTAAGCAGTTTAGTAGCTGTTACTAGTTTTGTTTCTAAAACAGGTTCAGGTCCGTATCTTGTTAAACTAACTATCCCAACTCAATCATATGCTCCTACTGTGGGAAGTATTTGGGAGGTTACTGGTAACGTTAATACTCTTTATAATAACGTTGTAACTGTGGTTGCAAGCAGTATTATATCTGTATCTAGTATGTCAGTGACCTTTAGCTACAGCTACGATCCAGGTGAGTGGGACGAGTCAGGTGGTAATACAAAGATTACCAACAAAGCATACCTAAGACAAGAAGCTACTGATGCAACTACTAATGCATTAGGTATTAATAAACCATTTGATAAGACCAATGCCTATACTTTAAGATTAGGTTTCTCTGCAGGTACATTTGGTCAAGTTACTACACGTATTAGTACTTGCCGTGCAACTGGACACGACTTCTTAGACATCGGTACTGGAAGTTATTCAACAACTAACTATCCTGCTCAAATTTATGGTAACCCTGCTAAGAGTAAAACAGGATTTGCAGGAGAAGTAAAAGAAGAAGGTGTTGGTCGTGTATTCCACGTATCAACTGACCAGGATGGTATCTTCCGTGTAGGTCGATTCTTTACAGTTGACCAAGGTACTGGTACTGTTACCTATGCTGGTAGTATTGCTCTAAGTAACTTAGATGGTTTAGGATTTAAACGAGGTACTGTTATTAATGAATTCTCAACAGATACTTCGATGACTAACAATGCTCCAGAAATTGTTCCTACACAGTCTGCTACTCGAGGATTTATTGATCGTAGATTAGGTCTAGACTACGGTGGCGGTGCAATACCTAAGAATCAACTTATTGGTCCAGGTTACCTTGCACTAAACGGTGCGTTAACCATGACTGGATCTTTAAACATGGGCAATAACACTATCGGTGGTGTTGCTCCCCCAGTTATTAATAATGATGCTGCAACTAAGTTATATGTAGACGCAGCCGTTGCAAATATCAGTACTCTTGATAAACTTCAAAACGTTGTAATTACAACTCCGGCTAACGGATCATTATTAGTATTTGACGATAGTATTGAGTTAACGATAACTGGTGCGTTTGGTAATAGCGTATTTGTTACATTACAGTTTAATCCGTTACCAGGAAATGTAATACCTGTTAAACTAACACAGAGTATTATTGTAAGTGGAGTTGTAAACTTAGGCACAGAAACAAACTTATACAATGGTGTGTATAGTGTAACCTATGCTGATGCAACCAGTATTCGATTCTTAAGTCCAACAAATGCTACCTACGTAAATGGAGGTACTATCAAAGTTGCACAGTGGAAAGATGTTGCACAACCAACAGGTGATGTTAATACCGCATACGACTCTGCGACTGGATCACTAACTACTACTATCCAAAGTCAAAAAATTGTTAATTCAATGGTGAGCAACTCAGCAGCCATTGCACAAAGCAAACTGGCTATGAATAAGGCTCTGGCTAGAGCAGTATCTACTGGATTGCAAGAAGATCTAGGACTTGCTACATTTGACAGCACTAACTTTACAGTTACCGACGGATTTGTTACGTTAACAGCTGGTAGCGTTTCAACATCCCAGTTAAGTGCAATGTCTACCAACAGAGTGTTAGGTAACTTTACAGGCGTTTCAACCTATCCTAGAGAAGTTACGCCAGACGATGTTGTTGAAAACGGTGATGGTATTAAACACGCAGCATTTGGTACTAGTATTGGTGCTATGACTAGGACTGGGACTAAGACCTACGGCGTTGTTACCCTAAGCTCAACTACCAGTGCAAGTTCAATTGTACAAAGAGATACCAACGGTAAAATTGGTAGTGCAACCGTTAATGCTGGGTTGCTAGAAATTTCTGGTCAGAAACATATTGAACTAGAATCAACTACTTTTAATTTATACACTCCTGGTGGCCGAAAGTATGCAACTGCTACAGGTACAGCAGATTCAAACACAACATTTACTCTAGTTGAAGGTACACTTGATGTAACAGCAGGTACATTAAAAGTTGATAATATAACAACAGGTGGATCTACAACAGCTGGGTCGGTTACTGGTAACTGGTCAGTGCTAACTAATAGTGTATGGGATGTAACTAACGGTACTCTTAGATCAAGGTCGTTATCAACCGGTGCTGATGCTACAACAGGAAGTATTCAGGGTCGATGGTCATTAATTGGTGCTAGTCGATTAGAAGCTACTTATGCTGACTTGGCTGAATTTTATGAAGGTGATCAAGATTACGAACCAGGAACAGTACTAGTATTTGGCGGCGAAAAGGAAGTTACAACAACAACCTTAAGAGACGATACTAGAGCTGCAGGTGTAGTTACAACTAATCCAGCGTATGTTATGAATAATGAACAGCAGGGAATTAAAGTTTGTATTGCGTTAGCTGGAAGAGTACCTTGTAAAGTTGTTGGTAGAGTTAAAAAAGGTGACCTATTAACAACAAGTCCAACATCAGGATATGCTGTAAAAGCAATAGATCCAAAACTAGGTTCTATAATTGGAAAGGCATTAGAGGATAAAGAATCAGGTGAAGCTGGAATTATCCAAGTTGCTATTGGGAGAGTATAATGGCTAAACAAACTATTAACATTGGTCAAACAGCAAACGATAAGACTGGGGATCCTTTAAGGACAGCCTTTCAAAAAGTAAACAGTAATTTTAACGAAATATATTCGTTAATAGGTAACACAGCTGAAGGGCTAACAGAACTAGCTCAGGATTATGCAGCGGACATGATTGTTGACGGAACACACAACGGTGTTAGTGTTGACTATGATGACCAAAACAATAAAATAAACTTTTCATTAAACATAGATGGCGGCAATGCATCTACAAGTTTTTAAAATAAGGAATAATTAACATGGCAACACAAATTAAATTAAGAAGAGATACAGCCCAAAATTGGTTTGATGCTAATCCATCTTTAGCGCAAGGAGAACCGGGTTTTGAAACTGATACTGGTAAATTAAAAATTGGTACGGGTTCTACAGCCTGGAGAGATTTGAGTTATTTAGATACAAGTGGCGGCTCAGCCGGTGTTGCGGAACGTGCGGTAAACTTCCCAGAAGGTGCTACAGGTGATACCCGCGGTACTATTGCTCTAACACCAGACGGTACAACTTATATTTGTACAGCAGACTACGAAAACCTTACATCACAATATCAAGGCAACTATAGTGTAGTAAACAGCGAAGCCTATGATATTAATCAAAGTGGTGGTGCATTAAATATGATCACTGTAGATGCTACTGGAAATACTGATCTATTGTTTATTATAGCCAACGGATCATATGCTAACAGCGATTGGACTATAGATGCTGGCGTAGCCTATGGGGGTGTACAGACCTGTGACCTCGTTCAAACTA